ACTCTGGCGCTGGTATTTGACTGCACCTTCTGTAAAGCTGCCGGTTCCTGTATTTACTAAAGTTATTCACCTGAATATAGTTGCTGCCATTTACGCTGTATCGCACGATAAAGCGCCTATCGTGCAGGCTCTGCAGCATTTCATCAACCTGGCCGGCGCTCACGTCGTCAAATCCCATTATAACCTTCTTAATCTTCCTGGGATTGTCCTCCATGCGTCCCTTGTCATCTACCATGGTCCAGAGGCCTGCAAATAATAATCTGGTTAATGGCGGGAGCTCTCCCATGGCATCATTGTCAAAAATGAGGTTCTTTATATTGCGCATTTGCTCCATCTGCCTTTGAAAAACTGGTGTTATACATGCTTTACTCATACCGTTAGCCTCCTTCTCAAATTTTAATCCGTTATTTTGATGGTGTCGGCGTCTCCAGTAATTAGTCTTATCAGCTGCGCGCCCGCTCTGATTCCATCGATATAGCCCTGGTCATACACAGAAGTTGTAAGATTGTTGAGTTTGTCTTCTGCCGCTATTTTGCCTACTTTTTCAGCCAGTAATGACAAGATTTCCTCTTTGGCTACCTCGATATCCTCCTGAAGATCAGCTGTAGATATGGCATTGGTATTCTCCTCGGTCTGCAAAAAACATGCTAATTGATAAATGTTCTTTTTCATCCTTCATTCCTCCTCATTTATTATTCGTTCCGGAACGGGCACCATGTCGGGCTGGTCCGTGCATACCTTCCTGGTATATGTTTGCCTACCTTCATGCAATCGTGCCGGCTCCCTCGCTTCCCTTCCGGGGTTATTTTGCAGTACTCACACTTCTTGCAGTGTGGGATTGGTTTCTCCTCCGGCAGTATTAGTTCTGCAGGGAACTCCTGTATTAAATCCCCGCCCCAGACTTTCTCCAGCTCTTTGCTGCTATTCATAAAGACCGGGATTTCGGCGGTTCTGGCTGCAGTGACGATTGTCTCTATCCATTCCCGCTTTGGCTTTACTTTGTCCCGCCTATTTCCGGTCTCGGCTCCGATGATGATCCAGTCCATGAAGTCTATGTCGCTTATGTCTATCTCCTCCAGGAGCGGCTCTATATTGATGAATTGGTTATGCTGCTTCCTGGGGAGGAATACTATCTGATCAAGGTCAGCGCTCCTGGTGACGGTCGTCCCGTACCAGAAATTCCTGGAGCGGGGGAGTAGCCCTATGGAGCTCATTTGTTCGTATCTTTGCGGGTACCTCGTCATGAAAAGGTAATTATGCCATGGTGCTGCTTCACAGGCCCTGAATACTTCCTCTATCCAGGTATCCGGGATCCAAGGTCCGAACAGATCCCCCAAGCTGCAAACGAAAATGTTCGCTGGTTTCTTCTTTTGTGCCAGCATTGGCAGGCGGTACCTGTGCATTATAGGTTCAAATCCCACCGGGTCCGGTATAACCTTGCCTACCTGGTTTTTAAATGGGTTATCCAGGATATAAAGTCCGTTTTCATCCTTCCGGAGCTGGCTGGATCCTTTGTTGATCCTCACGTCTCCGGAGAAGCGCTTTGCCTGTTTCGCTGCGTAGCAGTATGGGCAGCCATGCCGGCAGCCGGTGACCGGGTTCCAGGTGAAGTTACACCACTCGATCTGTGATATGTTCATCATCTGTTTATTCCTCCCTTCCTGGTATTAGTCGGTGATAGGTAAAAGGTAAAAGGTAATAGGTAATAGGTAATAGGTTAAAGGTAATAGGCCCGGCTTGTACTGTGCTTTTCTCATACTTGTATGAGACTAATCTGGTGCTTTTTGAAGGTCCTTGATTTTGTTAGGCTTCCAATAGGCGCCGGTATTCTGTCCTTATGTTGCTGCTTTGCGATAGCTGCAGCTTCTTTTCTTATTGTCTCAGCTTCCTCCGGTGTCCTGGCTGTGATCATGATGGTAATTACTCCAGGCTTTAGTTCCCGTGCTACATGGACCGGCGTTTCGTCCTCGTCAATCGTGATTATGTACCTTACCTTTGGCTGCTGTGTGATAGCTGATTGCAAGCTTACTACTTTGGCCATGTCTTTTACCCCCTTTATCAATTTATGTGGTTGGGTCGTCCTCTTCGGGTATGTTTGCCTGCTCCTGGTTGGTATCCACCCGCGCCGCGTGGAGGCGGCAGGCTCTGCGGGCATGGCACCTGGCGGTGCCATTTGTGGTTGGGTTGTCTGTTGATCCGGTTTTCTTTTGCCTGCTGGCTTCCGGTACTGACTTTAAGTTAGTTATAAATTGAACTATGGGAGCGGATCTGGTACAATGTTAGTACAAGACCGCTCCGGTTGGTCTGTGTGAAGCTCTTTACATCAAAGCTTTTAGTCGGGTGCTGATGTAAGGGGCTTTTCTTATGCCACTGTGAAGCGGCGGGATTCTATTTCCTTCAAGTATTGCTTATAAAGTTCTGCATGTGTCGTCTTAAACGCTGCTGTATCAAAGCGGCTGCTTTTTACAACCTTCCAACGGATCTTGAAAACATCAACCACCATTTCATCTACTCCTCTGGCGCTCATCTCAGCTTTAATCGCATCCTGAATACTATTTATTTCTGCCTGAAGCTCTTCTGCCATTGCCTGAAGTTCTTTAAGCTCTCTAACCTTGCTTACTAATTCGTTTGTACTCATGTAATCACTCCCTTTAATTGTTTCTGTTTATAATATAAACGATATTGTTTATAGTGTCAATGACTAATTTAACGTTTCTCAATAAAAGAGAAATAATATCGTTGATTTATTAAATAAATTCGTTTATAATGAGAATATCGAAAGGAGTGGTTATATGTCCGTTTCGGAACAGTTAAAAATTCTATGTGTTAAGCTTGGTATAAGTGTTTCTGAACTCGGAAGGTTATCCGGCAGAAGTCCACAGGCCTTTAATCAAAAGATGAAGCGTGAAACTTTTACTGTCGATGAGCTAAAAAAGATAGCCGAAGCTGCCGGATGCAAATACGAGGGCTCTTTTATACTGCCATCTGGCGAGAAGGTCACATACTAAAAAAGGAGGTTGCCAAAATGTCCAATAATGAGATATATAAGTGCATAGCCTGTGGTAAACGCTTCTCCGTGACTATATCAAATGCAGAATATCCCGGCGGGAAAGAACGAGAAAGCATAAATTGTCCCTGGTGTGGTGCTGAAAACGGCAGCGAGGTAACAAGCGGCATTATTACCACCCAGAAAGTAATTTCGGAGGACGGTGATAATCAATGACTTTATATGAAAAAATCGACCGCTACAAACTGGCCATTGATGAAAAGCGTCCTTTTGAAGGTCATTTGCTTCATGAAATTAAAAACTACTACCGGATAGGCCTTACATGGTCCAGCAATGCCCTTGAAGGGAACACCCTCACTCTAAGTGAAACAAAGATCCTCCTGGAAGACGGACTGACTGTCGGAGGGAAGCCTCTTCGAGATACCTTCGAAGCTCTGGGGCATGCAAAGGCTTATGACTTCATGTTTACATTGCTTAATAGTTACCAAATAACCGAGGAAGACGCCCTTACAATGCACCGGATGTTCTATACAGGTATTGATGCCGAGGAAGCGGGAAAATACCGTAGTCGCCCAGTCTTTATAACCGGCTCAAAATATGAAGTATGTCCAGTAGAACGGATAGAAGAGGAAATGAAAAAGCTGTTCCATTGGGCATGCTCCGAGCGTGATAAATACCATCCGGTTCAATTTGCCGCCCAGCTTCATAAGCGGTTTGTATTTATTCATCCTTTCATAGATGGAAATGGGAGAGTTGCTCGGTTGCTGATGAATACGGCGCTTATTCAAGACGGTTATATGCTGGCCATAATTCCGCCGGTCTTGCGACATGAGTATATTAGCTTACTGGAGCGGGCTCATGAAGATGATCAACCTTTTATGGACTTTATTGCCGAACGCGTTCTTGAGTCTGAAAAGGAGATTATGAGGTTATTGAATATTCCTTTTCCTCAACTGTCCTAAAATAAAAATAAGAAAGTTATCTGTCCATTAAGATTCCGCTCAAAATATGCCCAGTGGTAATACTTAAGCCATTCAGCGTTTATATAAAAGAGAGAGCCTCTACCGGGATAAAGTCCTGGAGGCTCTCTTTGTGTTTCTGGTGTAGCTTTGATGTCATTGTCCTATTGTATGACATGGAAGAGCTATGGCCGCTAATATTCACTTGGGAAGAGGATTGTTGTCGTAGATCTATCCCATTCGGTAATAATCCAGATCTTTCCCTTCAAGAAAGCGTTAGAAGAACTGTTAAAGACTGGCGGCATAGCATATGACGCACTTTCCCATCCAGTAACAGTAACAGTAACAGGATCAATAACAGTAACAGAAACAGAAGAAGAAGCAGAAAATATGCACGGAGCGGAAGCCGCTCCATGCCAGCCAACAGCGCTCCCTTGGTACCGATTGCGCAGGTTAAAGTGTCCAGGCTGCGGGAAACTGCATCTTGAGCTTCCGGATTTTATGCTCCTAAAAAGCATTATGAAGCCAGACTTATAGAAGATGTTATGGCTGGCCGTTCAGATTCATGCCCGGCAGATGATTCGACGATCCGGAGTCTGGTTTACTTGAGCCCGGGCAGGTCCTTACCTCTATTGAAATCTCCCGAGAGCTAAAATCCGGGATTTATGAAGGGGCAATCCTGAGCTATTCATGCTATGACATGGAGGAAATAAAAGAGCTAAATGGTGCTGTAACTATTTTTGATTTGGAGGTTATGCCATGAATAAAAGAGTTTTGTCTGTATTAATAGCCATCATCCTGGTGTGCAGTGTTATGCCAATAGAAGCACTTGCAAGCCAGACATCTGGAAGTATGACCGTTTCCTATACCTATACTTTCACACCTGATTATACAATAAATATCCCCGCTTCAATCTCTATCAATGATAGCGAAGTTATTACATTCACGGCTGAAAAAATGGATATTGGATCTGATAAGGAAGTCCATATTAAAATCGACGGTGAAGCTACATATGAAAACGGCGGAAATTTTTATCTTTATAAAGATAAAGGGACAGAAAACGAGTCAAAAATACCTTGCTCTATTTTGCGCTCAAATCCATCTGGAAGTATTGGATGGACTAAAATTAACGGCTTGAGCAACGAGGATGTAGCTTGGTTTAGAGATGGTGATACAAATGTGAGAGGTTACGGAGCTCTTAAATTTATACCAAATGTCCCCAGCGGCTCTCCCTATGGAACATATACAGGAACGGTCTATTTTAAGATTGAGCTCATTGATAAAAGCTAATTAATTCATAAAAGCATGTTAGTAGTAGAACCCTGGAAAAACCAGGGTTTTTGTTTTCTTGCTTACTCTATAAAATATATTTTAGGCGCGTATTTCCCCTTTATTTTGAATTTTAACTCCAACATGGGTATTTACCTTACCTACTTTAAATTCGCTCCGTACAAGTCAAATCTGGCCGTTTCTCGCCTGCATTTTTGATATGGACATGTCCATCCAAACAAGTAAAGCAAAAGAGCGGATTTTATTCCGCCCTTTTACTTTTTAAGGCTAAGCCTAATACGGCTCTTTGAAGATTTGACTAATACGAGGCATTGCTTTCTCGATGATAGGATCCTCAAATGGTCTTGGAGCCATTCTATCGGTTCCCTCTTCGAGATATGGAGCATACTTTACTTCAGTAGTAATTGCTGGTTTTATTGTTACGGTCTTGCCTATTCGCTCGGATGCAGATTGCGGTCTCCAACTCATACGCAGGTTTCCGGTTCGCATTGCAGGCGGCTCTCCTGGTGCTGAAGCAGTGTATTTGCTTTTTGAAAATGGCCGTTTATAAACACGGCCGGAGCGCTTTCCTTGAAGGACAGTTAAAGCTGAATTCCGGAGCTCGTTGGCTGCACGAAAAGCTCTTGATTTGGCCTGATAAGTTATTTCCTCCACAATCTCATTAACAGCGCCCTCTAAATCAATCTTCAAGCTTCAGCCACTCCTTTCACCGGCATATTTGCAAATATGCGGGCCAGTCTTTCTGCCAGCTCGTCTCCGATGTCGTCAGTCATTTCGCGGATATAAGCCTTCAGTATGGCCACCACTTTGTTTTCATCGGTGTTGTCTCCGCCGCCTTCAATCGTGAATTTAGGCTCTGCTTTGACTTCCACCTTTATGGTTATGTTCTGGCCGGCTTTTCCGGTTGCAGGCGCTACCGGGATTTCGTCCGGTTCCTCGCCTACTATTCCGCCGTCTTCGTAGGCCCTGACGCCAAGGAGTTCACCGGTCCGCTGCCATAAATCGAGGCCTCGTTGTCTCTTGCTCGGGCTCAATGGAATAATTCCTTCAGCTCCATTCTCGGCCACGATACCCATGTGCGGCTTCGTTATAATTCCGCCCCATGCATGTTCGAGGATGCTGCCTTTGCCCTTGCTGGTCGTCAGGCCGGTCTCTTTTGAACCTTTTTGGCCCAGACCTGCGAGCCAGTCTTTGAAGCTCTGCCATTTGTCTCCGATCCATTCGCCGATGTCACCGAGCTTTTCTCCTACCCATTCCCAGGCCTTGGTTGCTCCCGTCTTGATGGGTTCCCATACATTATTTGAGAACCAGTCGGAAACTCCGGACCAGGCTTCACTTATGGCATTCTTTGCTGCTGTGAATTGTTCTCCCAGCCATGCTCCGGCTGTCTGTGCTGCGCTTTTTACCGGTTGCCATACCGTTTCATCAAACCAGGTGCTTACGGTTCCCCATGTCTCGCCTATCCATGTTCTTGCCTCGTTCCATCTTTCGCTCACCCACTGGCCCGCAGCCTGGGCTCCTGTTTTGACAGGGGTCCATATTGACGCTTCAAACCATGTTGAAAAGTCGGACCAGCGCTCGCCTATCCATGTTCTTGCCTCGTTCCAGCGGTCGCTTACCCATTGACTGGCTGCTTGCGCTGCATTGCTTACCGGGGTCCATATCGATTCGTCAAACCACCCGGAGAAATCACTCCATTTGTCTCCGATCCAATCTCTTGCCTCGCTCCATGCTCCTGCTGCGATGTTAATTGCTGAAATACCAACGTCCTTTGTCGGGGTCCATATCGAAGTTTCGAACCATTCACTGAACCCGCTCCACTTGTCACTGATCCAGGATCCGGCGTTTGAAGCTCCGGTCTTAATGGAGTCCCATGTGTTGCTTGCCCATTGCTTTGTGTTTTCCCAGAACTTTGATAAAGCTCCGTCTTTGTCCGTTGCGTCTGATAGGGCTTTGCCGACTTTATCTCCGGTGAACAGAGCTGCTACTCCTCCTATGCCAGCTCCAATTAATGCACCCGGCACAGCTCCTACGCCTCCGAACAATGCACCAATACCTGCGCCTATGGCTGCACCTGTTCTGACCATACCTGCTTTGGTTCCTGCGGTTACATATTCATCTTTAGCAGCTTTGCTATTGCCAGCCTTACTTGCTTTTATTCCCTGGTAAACATCAATACCAGCTGATCCAAGTCCAAGAATGCCGCCGATTATTCCAGCAATCGATGCACCTCCGACCGCTGCAGCTCCGCCGGCAGTTGTTGCTCCGCTTCCGAGTGCTACTCCTAACTTGGCCAGGCCTGTTGTTAATGCACCTCCGGACGCTACGTATGTGCCATTAGCAAGCTTCACAGTATTTATAGCATTTCCTGCCGCTCCCGCGGCGCCCGGTAAAGCAAGAGGCATTCCTCCTCCAGGAAGCTTCGGTATTGTCGCGGGTCCTCCTCCAGGTAAGCTTGGAATGTTGTTTATGATTTTGCCCCCGCTTCCGCCTCCTCCAATCGTTGGGCCATTGATGTAAACTACGGAGGCCGTGACGGCCATAGTGGAAGTTATGAAGCTGTCAGGGACAAGAGATCCTGTTGCTGCCGGTACTCCATCATTGCTCCCTTTTCCGAGGAGATTAATTAAACCCTTACCGCCTTTCCCAATCAGCTTGAAAATTCCGAGCTTTTGAAGGGCCAATGCTATTGCTCCGGCCGACAGCCAGGATGTACTACTTGGTTTCTCTCCTCCTGGAAGCAGCGTTCCCGCGTCCTTGAATACGCCCTTTATGGCGTTCAGGATCGCTTCGCCTACCTTCTTGCCGTCAAATCCTCGCGTGAAGCCTTCAGCGAATGAAGCTCCTATGCTTGTCCCGTCCTCTACGGCGCCCCTGGCGTCAATTCCGAGTATGGCCAGCAATCCTGCAGAGAGTGCAGTTCCTATTCCTTCGCCGATTTTGCCAGCTTTGTCTGCAAGCCAGGCCTTGCCGGTTGAATTCCACCACTCGTTGAACGGCTGCGCTATGATCTTATCCCAGGCGATCTTCAGCTTTTCTCCGAAGTTCTTGGCATCTTTCCATTCCTGGGAGTTAACCATGCGCTGTATGCTGTTTCTCAAGGCATCCACTCTGGCCATTACCCATTTGGAGATATTTGCTCCTGCTTTCTTCCAGGCCTCTCCCCACTGTTCGATGATATCCTGGTTCTCGTCTATCCAGGTTGTAATCCTTTCAAGTCCCGGCTTTATACCTTCCCACAGGCCTTGTCCCCAGGGTCTCAATAGTGAGTTTTGGAGAGTGTCTTTAAGGGTTGAGATCATCCCTTTGGCCGTCTTGGATTGGTTGTCCATCATTCCGCCGAAGCGCTTATCCATGCCTCGTAGCAATGCATCGATAACCTTTGCCGCTTCTATGCTCTCTTTACCGATGTTTGCTATCTGCTCGCCGGTTAGTCCGAGCTCTTCCTGCAGGATCTGGTTAGCCGGTACGCCGAGTTCCTGGAGCTGCAAGAGCTCTTCTGTCTGTGCTCGCCCTTTGGCCTGCATCTGACCGAGGGCCCTGGTGATTCTGTCTATTCCTTCAGAACCGGCTCCCAGGCCGCTGGCCGTATCGCCTATGGTTTTCAGCATATCCAGCACCTTATCGGCTTCAAATCCGAAGGCCATTAGCAGCTTACTGCTGTTTATAAGCTCCGGAAATTCAAACGGTGTTTTGTTCGCGAATTCTGACGCTTCCTTCAGGAATTGCTGCGCCTTCTCGGCGCTTTTTAGCATGGTTTCAAATGCGATCTGTGTCTGCTCGAAGTCACCGGCTATTTCCATCGGTTTATAAATACCGGCAAATGCACCGGTCGCACCGAGTATGGCACCTTGTATGGACGTCGCGAAGTTCCATAGGGCTCTTAATGGTGCCGTGGCCAGGTCGATTACTTTCATCGTAAAGCTGAATGTCTTACCCGCGATACTGCGCGCTTTGGATGAAACAGTACCGACTATGCTTGAAGCTCTATCTAAAGCCTCAAGGATGATCTGATATCGGGTCCTATTCATCTGTTCCAGCCGTTCCTGGGTCCTTTGACTTGCTTTATCAAAGGCATTCAGTTTACTTTTAGCCTGGGACACTCCGGGATCTGTGTTATCCTTGATGCTTATTGGTATCTCAATTCTAAAATTTTCAGCCATTCTCTTATCCTCCTTTCTGCAGTATTTTTTTAATTGGATGAGCTTTAGGAGGGAGGCGCTCTAATGCAGCAAAGGAAGTTGCTGACTAATGCACTTATATAGCCTTTTTCCTTTAGCTTTCCGCTTTTCACGTTTTCCCTCCTTTCCCGCATATTGAGCTTAGCCTATTCCTTTGGTCGTTTGTCTACTGGGTTTATCTCCGGATTTAATTCATTTAAGCAAAAGTCTAAAGCATAGCAAATGCGCTTCAATGCGTTTACGATCATTTCCTCGTTTCTCGGACTCCCTATTAGGATGCCATTAACAATCTCTTCAGCTTCTTTTAGCTTGTCCAAGGCTTTCTCATGTGGCGTCTTTTCAGCAGCCTTTCTTGCTGCAGCTTCCCTTTCCTCTTGCTGCCGCTGTAGCTCCTGGCGCTGTTTTAGCTTTTCGATATACTTAGCTCTTTCCTCATTTCTAACTTCTGCAGTAGGAAAAAACATCATCTTCACCTCCTTCCAAATTCTTCAGTCAGCTTTTTTGTTATTGCCTCCTGGAGTTTAGCTTTTATAAAATCTGGACTTTCCTCTTCCGGAAGCAACTCAATCCCACCGATACCATATAAAATTACTGTCAGGTCCTTTACGCCCCTGTCTATGTCCTTATATACGGTCCTTCGGTCAATGTTAAATAATTTCATCAATTGTTTATCTGTCAAAGGGCGGCTTGAAAAATAGTAATATAACAACACATTATAAATTCTGGCTTTTTCTTCTCTTATGGCTAAGCTCTTATATTTCTGCATTGCCTCCACAAGGATTTCCCTCTCTTCGGGGCTTGATTTTTTATATTTAAATCGATTCAAAGCTCGCCTGACAGCTTTATAACGATTCTTTATAGCCAGTATTGAACAATCTTCAAGCTCAATGAATTCTTGGACATTAACCTCCATGATCCCCCTCCTTTTTCTTATATAGGTTCAAGCCCGCTATCCCCCAATAGAACTATTAATTTTTCCGGATCAAGGTAGCTTGGCTGTTTATTGTTCCAGTTATAGGCCTTTCTTAATTCTCTTATAGCCTTTGAGCGTCGTAATTGGTTAAAAGCAGCATCTCTCGCTGAAATAACTGATCCGCGTTCCCATCCTAACTCCTGGGCAAGTGTCTCTATTGTCTTTTCATAATAGAAAATGCCATATATCACACACTGCTCCCGGGAAGGAAGCCTTTCTATTTCTTGTCTGACTATTATTTGCATATCATTTAGTTCACAATAGCTGTATGTATCTGCAGTAGGATCCTCTATCGTATCTCCCAAAGTTAACGATTCATCATCTGACAATGGTGTCTCAAGTGAAATAGTTTCTACCTGTTTTTTTCTGAACCCTAATTCCTCAAGACAAACATTTTGCACGCAATATCCCAAATAAGAGGTAAACTTTAAGCCTTTTTCAGGTGTAAAATATTTCACCGCTTCAATAACAACAAAATAGCCACACTGCAACAAATCTTCTGGTTCAACTAAACTTTTTTTGCAAAGGGGGAAATAGTGTTCTATCAGCTTGTAAAGTAGAGGTATTACCGCAAAATATAATTTATTCAAGCTTTCAATATCTCCCTGGGCAGCCATGGTTGCCAACTCTTCATTTGTCACTTGAAACTTCCCCCTCTCCGTGATAAAATATTAAAAAAATATGCTAATATTTGGCTAAACGGAGCGGGAGCTGCTTATAATGCTCTCGTTTTTATTTTTGTTTGTTAGCAACCATAGTCTTATTTCTCCTTATCTATTGACCGTGAATAGAAATAATAATCTTCAGCTCGTTTGAAGCCTGCAAGCGTATCTCTCTTACTTTCTGCTCCCGGCGAGCTGGTCGCTGGCTGCTGGTTATACCCGTCAAAATGCTTGCTATTGATTCCATTCATCGGTTCCTCCTTGTATTCATCATCCCATCTTCCCTCGTTCAGCCAGGTTTTTGGGTTTGGTATATATCTGCCGTTTTCTCTCTGCCATTGATCTGTTAATTTTGCTTTGCCGATGGCCGTTAAAATTTTGTTATGAAGCTCTGCATCAGGCTTAATCTTATTCCAGGCCGCCCATGCTGCTTTCTTGCCTACCTTCTTTGGATAAGCTGCCCAGAACTCGTCAAACCTTCTTTCAATCAGGGTCTTGGAGGGCTGTTCACAGGTTTCTTTTCCTGCTGCCGTTCTGGCCATTTTTACCTTTTCAACCGTTAGGCTCTCGCCTGATTGAATAGCTTTTGGTTCTGGGCAATTATCAGCGTCAGTCGATGTAATTACTGTATTCTCTTTTTTACTTTCTTTTTTCTTTTCTTTATTTTGGGGATTAATGTTTGCATTATAATTGCTTGAATGGTGATTATTGTTGACAATAACTAAGTTTTTGTATGCATTAACTTCCTCATCATCTAAAAGCAAGTACGTTGAGTTAATTTGAACTCTTTGTCTTCTGTCTGCTGCCTTCAAATATCGCCTTTGTATACCGCGTGAAGTCAATACTTTATGCTTTTCATATATGGATTCATCAAAGATGCCCCATTTTAAGCAATCGTTTATGATTTCATTAATTACGTTAATGTCTACATTAACCCGCCTTGCAAATAGCAACTGTTCTTTCTCTGTCCATTCATAAAAGTAACTGTTTTTATAAATTTTCATGAACAGCCTGATCACTACTCCAAAGCCTACTAATCCGTATCTTGCTTCAATAAGGGCTATTTTGTCGTCCTGATCCATATCCACATCGAGAGGGAAGTAATCTAATCCTTCTTTTTGAGGTCGGGCCATACTTGCACCTCCAATCCTGGAGCTATTAATATGCTGTCCATTTCCCTACCTCCCGCTTGGCTGCTCTACAATAGTGAACAGCTCTTCAAATGGCAGGTTAAAGAAATCACATATTGCTTTAGCTGTTCTCGGGCTTGTCCCTTTTGCCTGTTCTACCCGAACAATAACAGAATGATTTACTCCAAGCTTTTTCGCCAGATCGGTTTTGCTCAATCCGCGCTTTACTCGCTCCGTCTTTAATAATTTTGTGTTCGCCACAATCATGACATTTAGACCTCCTTTACTTTAATAATGCCACATTTATAAGCACATATTATCACACTGCTTGTCTTTAGTCAACAGAATTTTGTTGACAAAAGTGTCATGTTGTATTATACTGAACACATTAAGGCACGTTTACACACAGAACGGAGGATGTCAATGATAGATAAAATACTCCTAAAGCTTCGTGAAGAAATGGGAATATCACAAGAAATGGCTGCAAAAAGTTTGAATGTTTCCCGCTCCGCTCTTGGATATTATGAAAGGGGTGAGCGCCAACCTGATGCTTCTTTTATTATCAAAGCTGCAGATTTTTTTGGTGTTACTGCTGACTATCTCCTAGGTAGATCTGACTATCGTTCAGTAGAAAATCAGGCAATAGCAAATAAATTTGAACTTCCCTTATCTGATAAGGCAATCTCTTTTTTGAAGTCTGTTTCGCCTGAGCTTCTGCCTACCCTTGACTTGTTGCTCTCGGATCCAAACTTCGAGAACTTTCTGCTTGAAGTAATGACTTATATATATTCCTTGAAACATGGAGAAAGCTCGGAAAGTGTTGATATTATAAGCTATAAGCTAAACGAGGAAATAAACAAGGCCGGCAGCTCCTATACTCCTTCGGAAATCACAAAAATCATAAGTAGACTGCTTCCACGTCTGCAGCAGGCAAAAGTAATCGAAGCATTGGAGCGGCTTATTAATTCCATGGTAGAGCATGACAAGAGAGACTAATATATAAATCCTAAATAAAAAAGTCCCGGCCTTAAGCAGCTGGGATTTTATGAAAGGAGGAGAAGTTATGGCTTCTATAAATGTTAACTGCGCATGTGGCAATCAATTTGTTACAGAAGAACCTACAGCTGATTCCGGGTTTACTGTCGAATGCCCTACTTGCGGTGCTCGGATCCGAATAAAGCCTCCGGGAATTTCCCACAAACAGTTCAAAGCAGCTACAGCTCCATCTGCAGAGGAACGAATAGCCAACCGCATAAGAAAGTACGAAACAATATCAGGTATCCTTTGGTTGATAATCGGGGCAGTACAGCTGGTCCTTGTGTGGACTGCAGCTGCCGGTGTATGGAATATCATCAATGCGATTATGAGGCTGCGCTCTGTAAAGAGTATATACGCTGGCAACCCTGCGATTGTGCCCTGGTATGACAGCCGGCGCAATTGGTTAATTGCTTTCGCAATCGTAAACCTTGTCCTGGGAGGCGTGATTGGTGTCTTCCTGGTCGCATTCGATTGGTGGATGAGAGACTATGTTTTGAGAAATAGAGCAGTATTTGAAGGGACCTCATCTCAATCGGCTTGAAAATGTTTAGATACTAACTTTTTACGAAGGGAGGGGATTTGTTGCCGGTTTACAAAGATGAAGAGAGAAAAACGTGGTATGTCTGGCTCCGCTATAAAGATTGGGCCGGCGTTGTGCGTCAGCACAAAAAGCGAGGCTTTCAGAAAAAATCTGAAGCTGTCCAGTACGAGCGAGACTTTCTAAAAAAGCAAAGCGGCAGCTGTGATATGAGCTTCGGCTCTATGGTGGAGCTTTACATGGAAGATTGTAAATCGCGACTCCGCTCCACGACATACGAAAGTAAGAAATACCTCATTGAGTCAAAAATACTTCCAACTTTTAAAGATTTACCTGTCAATGCTATAACAGCAGCTACGGTGCGCAAATGGCAGAATGAGCTCCTGGATGATGATGCCGAGTATTCTCCAACATACCTTAAAACGATAAATAACCAGCTGTCGGCCATTTTTAATTTTGCCAAGCGTTATTATGGATTGAGTACCAATCCTGCAGCTGTCGCAGGATCCATCGGTAAAAAGAACGCCGAGGCTATGCAGTTCTGGACAAAAGATGAATTCCAGCTTTTTATTGAAGCTGTTTCAGATAAGCCTGCGTCATATGCTATTTTTAACACCTTATTCTGGACCGGTATGCGCTCCGGGGAGCTCCTGGCCCTTACTCTGAATGATATAAATTTCGAAGCTAAAACGATAAGCATAACAAAGAGCTACGCCAGGATCGGAGGAGAAGATGTGATCTCTCCTCCAAAAACTCCAAAGAGCCGCCGGGTAATAACTGTACCGGATTTTCTCCTGGATATCCTAAAGGATTACGCAGGCCGCCTGGTTGACTATGAGCCTTCGGACCGCCTTTTTGAATATACAAAGCACTACCTTCAAAGCGAAATGGACCGCGGGTGTAAGAAATCAGGGGTAAAAAAGATACGTGTTCATGACATCCGCCATTCCCACGCATCCTTATTGATTGAACTGGGTTTTTCCCCGCTGCTTATATCAGAGCGTCTTGGCCATGAGAATGTGGAGACCACTCTGGAAATATACGCCCATTTATACCCTAATAAGCACGGGGAAGTTTCCAGTAAACTAAACGAACTATTTACCCCTAAAATTTTCCAAAAAACAGGCGAAAATCCGGGTATTTCAGAATAATGCTTCCAAATTGCTACCACGGATAAAAATTAAGCCTCTGAAACCCTTTATTTTACTGGGTTCAGAGGCGTTTTAACGTCTACTCCCACTCAATGGTTGCCGGCGGCTTGGTTGTTATATCGTATACTATCCTGTTAATGTGCTTTACTTCATTTACAATTCTGTTCGATACCTTTTCAAGTACATCATACGGAATCTTTGCCCAGTCGGCAGTCATAAAGTCGATGGTAGTGACCGCTCTTAGGGCAAGGGTATAGTCATAAGTCCTTTCATCCCCCATGACTCCGACGCTTCTCATACCCGTGAGCACTGCAAAGTACTGGTTGATTTCCCTGTCCAGTCCTGCATTTTTTATTTCCTCTCTGAAAATATAATCAGCATCCCTCAGTATATCCAATTTTTCCTTTGTAACCTCGCCGATAACCCTGACAGCCAGTCCAGGTCCCGGGAACGGCTGCCTCATAACAATGTCTTCGGGTATTCCAAGCTCTATTCCCACTTTCCTTACCTCATCCTTAAAGAGGCTTCGGAGAGGTTCAATTATCTCTTTGAAATCAATATAGTCAGGAAGACCGCCCACATTGTGATGGCTCTTTATAACAGCGGCATCTCCCACTCCGCTTTCAATCACATCCGGATAAATGGTTCCCTGTACCAGAAAGTCAACTGTTCCGATTTTCTTTGCTTCCTCTTCAAACACCCGGATAAACTCTTCCCCGATAATTTTTCTCTTTCTTTCGGGGTCTGTCACTCCTTTAAGTTTTTCCAAAAATCTGTCTTCCGCATTAACCCTTATTAAACTAATGTCAAACTGCTTTTTGAACACTTCCTCAACCTGATCTCCTTCGTACTTTCTGAGAAGACCATGGTCAACAAAAATACATGTAAGCTGCTTTCCAACGGCTTTGTGCACCAGAACCGCCGCCACCGAAGAGTCAACGCCTCCGGAAAGAGCGCATAAAACCTTTTTATCTCCGACTTTTTCCCTGATACTGTTTATGGAATGCTCTATAAAGGAAGCCATCTTCCAGTCTCCGGAACATCCGCAGATTTTGTAGAGGAAGTTGTTTAGTATATCTCTTCCCTTGGGAGTATGAACCACTTCCGGATGGAATTGAACACCGTACAATTTCTTCTCCCTGTTTTCTATTGCCGCCACAGGACAATTGGGAGTATCCGCACATTTTACAAAACCTTCGGGAAGGTTATTGACATAATAGGTATGACTCATCCAGCAGGTTGATTCCTTTTCAATACCTTCAAAGAGCATGCTTGAGGTATCAAATGTAATATTTACCTTTCCGTACTCACGCTGCTCTGCTTTTTCCACAGTTCCCCCAAGCATATGGCTCATCAGCTGCATACCGTAGCAGATACCCAAAATGGGAATCCCCAGCTCAAAAACTTCCCTGTCACAGATTGGAGCTTTAGGATCCAGTACAGATGCAGGGCCTCCCGTAAAAATAATCCCTTTCGGATTCTTTGATTTTATTTTATCAATAGAAGAGTTGTAGGGTAAAACCTCGCAATACACATTTGCCTCTCTGACTCTTCTTGCAATAAGCTGATTATACTGTCCTCCAAAGTCGAGAACGAGAATCAATTCATTATTCAAGCTAACATCTCCTTCAACTAAAACTATGATGTTTTATTATATCAAATTCAGCATATAATGCAAAACAAAAATTAATAAGAAAATAAAAAATATAAATTGCAATATT